ACCTCTCGAGCCACTTGCGATACCACTCGCCGGTCTCCTTCGCCTTATGGTCGGTAGCCAGCTCGCGGACGTTCTCACCAGCGCCGAGTTCGTCGGCGAGGCGGAACAGTTCGTCTTCCTGCTCGGCAAAAGGATTGTCGGAGGGGGAAGGCCCGCGCTTGACCCCGGCGGTAGGTGCCTTGTCCTCCTCGGGGTGAGAAGTATCCCCCTCCGAACTTTTCGCGGCCTTCTTCTTCTTACCGCCGGCAGCCCACGCTGCGAGCGCTGCGCCCGTCTCTTCGCTGAGCGGCTTGTCAGGCGCGAAGAGGGCGCGATGCTGCTCCATTAGTTTTATTGGCTGCGGAACGCCAGGCTTGTCGGGGACGAGCAGGAAGCTCGCCGTCATCTCGAACGGCAGAGACTTCTCGCAAATCGGTATCCAGCCGTGCAGCCCGGTGAGAGACTTCTTCTCGACGACTTCGATCTTTCCGGCCGCGTTCTTGACCATCTCGATCTTCGCCTCAGCGCGCAGACAGATGATTACGTGCGCCTTGACTTGGAGAAGGTGAGAGACAAGACGTTTGTGTGCCGACTTCGGCTTGATCCAGGCGGCGATGTTGGCCGTCTGGCGACCGCCCATGCGCTCCAACTCCTCATCATGCCAATCCAGTAGTCCGCCGTCGCCCGCGTGCTCGTGCGAGAACGAGTCCACGACGATGACCGGGTAGCCAGCCTTGTCGGCGTCCATGATCGCGCTCTCGTAAGTCTCGGGCCGGAAGGGCGCGACGAGATCGGCGCAGTCAAAGTCGAACAGGTCGGCGTAGAGGCGAGCGCGGCCGTTCTCAGTATCCAAAACGACGAATCGTTTATCGCCCGCTAGCCCGGTAGCGAGTCGAAGTGCTGAATAGGTCTTGCCAGCGCCACTAGCACCGGCCAGTGAGATAAGCAGCGGTTCGTTACCGCGCACGGCCTTCTTGAACGAGTAGGTCATGGCTTGAACTCCGGGTGCTTCGCTTCCATGTGGCGCGCGAGCTGCTGGAAGGTGCGATGGCAGCATGGACAGACACCGACCTTAACGCGGTTTAGTTCGCGCTTTCTCTTCGTGGCCTGCCCCTTGTATGCGCGGCGGCTCGCCTCGGTCTGGTCGAGTTGCGCCGACAAACTAGCCGCGCGATCCTTCTCCCACCGGAGACTGCGCCGCAGTCTCTCAGTCTCTGAGTCACCGGAGAAATGCCAGCGGTGCCCGTTGGGGCAATACCACGTTCGGTGATCCTCTCGCCGGTTCTCTATGAAGCCGGTGGTCATCCCCCACGTTGCCCCGCACTCGCCGCATTCGTGGTACTCGAACTCTCCGCTGATAGCGATGGTGTGAGTACCTAAATTGACTGTGCTCTTTGTCTCCATCAAAACGTACACCCCTCTCCGTAGTCGAACTCTTCGCGCTCCTCTTTCTCAAGCCAGCGGTTCTCTTCCCAGGGAGGTAGGTCGGCCACGCAGACCTGTGAGGAATAGCCGGGCCACTCGCCTTTCTCCAAGCACTCGCGCCAGGTGCGGATCGCGTACTCGACCTTCCGGTTAGCGATCTCGAGCGCAGCTGGCCCAAGCGAGACGACGGACAGCGCGTATGGCGCGTAGGTCTCCTGCACGATGAAGCGGAACTCGGGCTGGTCATAAAGAGAGAGACCGTCCATGTTTACGGCCGCAAGACCGCGCAGGTACATCGCCGCCTGAATGTCCGCGCCGATCTGGTAGAGAGTACGCGTCCAGGCTTCCGGGTTGGCCGAGCCTTTCGTACTTTTATAGTCGTCGATCGTGGCGCGGTCATCGCGCAGCCAGTCGAGGCGAGCCCGGCACGTCGCGCCGTCCTCTTCCCAGACCAACGTCTGCTCGGGCTTACCGTCCGTGAAGGGTTGTGGGTCGATGTCTAGGTTGGAAAGCTGAATCTTCGCCGCACCCACCATCGCCTGCACGCCGTCGTAATGCTTTGCGAGTAGCGCGATCCGGCCCTCCGCGCGTGCGTTTTCGCGGGCGAGTTGCGCGCCCTTCGATCGCCAGTCCGGCGCTTCGATCACGTCAACGGCAGCCGCGCCTTCAAGTAGGAGGGCGTGAGCGCAAGTGCCTATATCCCAACCGGCCTGCTCCTCTCGCTTGAAATCGGGGTTTAAGCGGGAATGCTTTGCCCACGCATGAAGTGGAGACTGTGAGCAGATGACGTGGGCGATGGACGCCGAAAGACTCGGGACATCGCACGGGTCTCGGTGGTATTCCTCCGCCGCCATTGTGTAGATCCCGTTTTTCATGCGGCCCTTCTCGCTAGTCGATGGGCACGCATTTCCTTCGCATGGCACTTCCGGCATTTGCGCCCCAAGTGGTTCGGGGGCCAATACGTGTTTTCTGGCGTAAACTTATGACCGTGGCGGCAATGGGTACGTTCGCGCAGCGGCGATCTCCCGCGCAGGATGTTCTCTTGGTTCGTTACGGGTTCGAGATGGGCGGGGTTCACACAACCGCGATTTCGACAGAGATGATCGAGAACAAGCCCGGCCGGAACTGGCCCAACGAAATACTCGTATGCGAAACGCTGTGCGCGCTGTGTGGCCCCGCGCTTGTTGAAGAACATCGCATATCCGTCGCGATCGACGGTCGATAGCCAGAGCCAGCACCCCGTGTTCGGCTCGGGCATGGTGTGTCCCAAGAAGCGGGCGATAGGTGGACGAGCGGGACGCCCCGGCTGGTCGCCCAGCCTGCTTCGATGACCCCTAATGAAACGCATCGGCCGATCTTTAATGTGGCCGTCACTCGTCTGCGTCCGTCTCGCAATCGGCGCCGGTCGTCCGCAGCCGCACTCACAAAGGCCGGCGATACTAGCGGTCTGGGGGCCGTTCACGCCGCCGCCCCCTCCCCCTCGTAGTCGGGCCACTCGTGACCTAATGCATCGAAACAAAGGAGACAGATCAAACTCCACGGGTTCTGCCCGCGACAATGACGATGCTTGCCGCAGCGGGCGCAGTTCTTGTAACCACTCCACGGGCCGCAGGAGAATGAGACTCGGATCGCGCTGGGTAGATCGCGGGCGGTCACGCTGCCTCCAATCCAAGATCGAGTTGAGCCGTCCCCGCCAGAGCCGCATCGCCGGACGTCGCCAGTGCCGGCTTATGGGCAGGCTCCGGCGGGGAGGAGGTAACACACAGCGAGGAAGTCGAGGAGGGCACTCGATTCGTCGCAGCGTTAAGCCCAATTTTGTCCACGACAGGACTCGGGGGTGCCGACGCTTCCGCCTGCACGCTGGTCGTCAACGCAACCGACGCGCCCTCTTCCACCTCCCCGTCAGGCAGTCGGTATTCGTAGATCGTCTCGCCGTTGGTTACGTGGTGGCGCTTCTCGATTTCATAACCGCGCTTGCGAAGATCGGCGAGCCTGGAGTGGGCGACACAACCGAGCGCGTACAACTCGCGGTGCGTGTGCCAGCGGTGATCGCCTAAAAGAGAGAGGATGCGCTGGGACTGGGAGGGCTGCGCGGTCTTATCCCGCCCGTCCTGCCCGTCCCGCGCATAGTTAGGGCGTAAGCGGTAAATCACCTTCGGATGGATATCCTCACGCTCTAGCGTGCTCACGAATCGGGGGTCTTCTCGGAGCGCCTGGCGAATCTCAGACGTGCGCGTTCTTAGACCTCGCGCTATCTGCTCGCACGTGCCGCTACCCGCGAGGGCGAGCCAGTCAGCGATCCGATCGGCGAGCGTCATGCAGCGTCCTTGAAGTTCGGACTAGTGCAATCCATAGGCACACCGGCGCGACACCAGCCGCAGAGGCTGTCCTCGGTCAACCGGCGCAGCGTCTCGCCGCACACTCGGCAGATTGAGATGTGGGTCTCGCGTACTTGCCGCTTCCGCCACTGGCGCGTCTTCTCCAACTTTTGCTCATACGTCAGCGCCATCAGACGAGCGCCCCGATCGCATATCCAAGGCCGATGTAGACGGCGAGACCGAAGAGAAGCGCGGCGATCCAAGCGAGAACGTTCACGCGGCTAGCTCCTTTTCGTACTCGGCGCGCAGGGTGTTACCGGGCTGATCGTCTAGCCACTTGAGTGGATCGTGGAAGTAGGCCAGCATGTCGCCCTGGTTATGGAAGTAGCCATGGTGATACAGCCAGCAGCCGAACTCCCAGCGCTTGTTGATGTCATAGATCCAGGTCACGGCCTATTCCCCTTGCGCGACGCGCGAGCAATACGGTTG